ATCTAAATTAAATAAAATAAATTCCTAAGTTAATGTTGTTTTGAAAAGCTTCGTAACCCGTAGGGTGATGGCGTTGTGAAACATAGGTTTTCTTTCAAACCCGATATTCTACAATCCATGACGCACACGTATGATAAAGGATACTCGCTTCGCCTAAGGCCTATTAATTTATATACCGCGGGGCTTCCGCAAGGTTGAAAAGTACACATAAGAGTTCCCGGTTCTAGGTCGGTGTCACCTGTATAATAATCTAACAAGAGCCTTTTATTTTGTAGCACGCTGGGCTTCAGCGTAAAGATTGGCCTATTAATTTGAAAGACGCTGGGCTTCAGCGCCATGATAAGTTGCCCGGTCCACGACCGTCAGTCGGTTTTGCTCCAATCTATTTCAGCAAAATCCTCGTCCAGGACTTCACTGCCCCAGAGCATACACTCATCTAATTCCATAGACGTTGATGGTTTATCAATCTTATAGAACTCTTGTTTGTCTCGCATGTCACGCTCCCACTTAGCGAAGTTAAACTCACGTTTAACTCCAGCCTCTTTGAGCTGCGCTAACAGCAACTGCAACGCTTGCTCACCATGATGACTTATCATCATGAGTGCCATCTCCACCTTCTGGTCGAAAATTGTTTGATCGCCTGCGTTGGCTTTCTTTCCCCACATTAACTCCCGGTGTATCACCTTTAACGGCAGGGGTGCCGCCATATAGCCTTTCCGTTGAACGAAAGGCGATTTCAAAAAAGTGAGCTGATCTAACGGCTCACTCGAAATTATTTTACCCGACTTGTCTGCTCCTGTCACACGCATCCCTAGAACGGACGCGTACTGAGCAAATGTATATCGGTTAAACCACTCCAGCACTGGTGTGCGCGCAGTGGCGATCAGATCATCTCCATAGGTTAGAGCTCTGACATCTGTGTCAAAGCTCTCCAAAGTTGGTGGAATATCCACCATTGCCTGGGAGATTTGGTACGCACAAAGTACGTGGTACCAATTAGTTAGTGAATTAAGTACGTCGGTGATCGGAGATCCCGAACAGTTTCCAATTCTCTTTGCAAAAAGCTGGTCTCCAGCAAGTATCACCGATTGTACGATACTGCTCATTAATCCAGCACGCTGCTCCTTTCCTTCGTATCCATACGCATGATCGATAACTGCCAAAGCAGCATCGATTGCGCACTGGGGCACCGATCCATCATAATTAGAGTAATCTACGTCAAAACCTTGGTCTCCTACTTCGAGGAAACCATCGTGGTAAGCCTTCCAGCAAGATTCCTTATCTTGGCCAATTCCATGGCATAAATTGAATCCCGCCCTTCTCTTGTATTCAGCCACAAACTTCCCGAAATATTTCCTCACTAAAAGGGAAATATCGAGGGTAGGCTGTACGAACACTCTAGTCTTTCCACTTCTGACTTTAGCATGAGACACCAACTCGTCCTTGTTGGTAGCCACCCAAACTGTCACTGGCGCATAGCCAGCGGCCAACCGCTCCTCCTGATGCAGCATCAGCTCCTTGAACGTCTTGCCATGGTCTAACTTGACTGTGTCATAGGCTTCACTGTACTCGTACTGAAGAGAATCCATTTCTCCATCAGTCACTGTCTGCTCAAGAGGAACAAAAAGTTCTTTCTTTCCATTTTTAAAATGCTTCTGGTAATATCCACAGGACGTGGACAGTACGAGGGGGTTTAAACCCTCGGCGCCATTAATCATCTCGTGGTCTGTAAGAGGAGTGGGGTCGGCTAACCGCCCCATTTTCTTCTTCATATACTCCACGGTAGTTTGATGAATGGAGTTAGGAATTGGCATCGCCAACTCATTCTGGAATTTTTGTACGTTTGTGTAGAGAGGGTGAACTTTTTCCCCCCCCACGGTTATGGGATGTTTGATTGTTGGAGCATACTCATCTTCCCAATCTTTATGGAACAGTTCGGTGCGCTCTAACGCAGTAGTTGTAGGCTGGAATCTGCTCATTGGGACTCCTTCCCATTTTCCTTTTCCAAATCTCTCGAGGGTGGATAGCCAATACGGTTGTTCACACTCCTCAACTACTACCCCCCATTCTGGCAATTCCACTTCCTCAACAGTTGTAGGCACATCTAGACGAGACATTATACATTGCTCCGCCTCCTCAATCGCTTCGATAGAGAAATCGCACATCGCTACTTCCTTATTATCTCCTACTAGTTTCCACACATGGAACCCGAGGAGTGGTTTGTGGACAGTGCGATTCTGTATGACATACGGTCGTCCGCAGTCACCCGCAATCGTCAAAACTGATGTAACTCCAGGAATTCCAAGGTCATCTCGAAGCTGCACTTGTTTGCTCATACAGAACAGAGCCTGTGAGTGTTCTCCCTCCGGATGTAAGAAAACGGTCATCAGCTTAGTGGCTGAATAATTCAACTTCTGCTTACGAGTCACCACCAAGTGACGTATATTTTTAGCGTGTTGGATAGTCATACCCACCAATTTCACAACTGCTCCGTCCCGCTTTCCGTCGTAGAATCCAATGTCGTCAGACCCTCGACATATAGATGGGTTAGTGGCGAAATCACGTTTCCTGCCCTCCTCAAGAAGCTTGCTAGCG